CAACAGCGATAAGCTGATTACCAGCATCTACTATCTTCCATTCGCCAGCGTCACAACGACCACTAAGGTTAACCTCAAAGGTGTCGCCCGATATTTTTATTGTCTCATTCACCAGAATAATCCACGTATTGAGCTATCATGTTAATTTGAGCTTCTTTAAAATCTTCGCTCTTCTCTAAATAGTATGATAACCTTTCTTCGCAATGCTTATTAATATCATAAATATCATCTGAATATTCTTTAAGAGTGGCGGCTCTTCTTTTACCTTCCTCAAAGTTTTCTACCCAATGACTTACTGCTTTGATCCAAGGACCAGGCGATTGAATACCAATAGCCATATGCTTATGTTTTACTCTGTCGGGAGCATCTCTCCAAAAATCCTTATATCCCCCATACTCAGAAAACACAGGGATAGCTCCATAGTGTAAAGCCTCAATAACTTTAATCTCACTCTTACAAGATGAGAAAGCACTATGCTCAACATAAGCTAAACTAATATCAAAGAGCGCATTAAACTTTGCATACTCTTCAAGAGGTAACGCATCAAACGTCTTAAATCTATTTGGATCTATGTCGCTGTACATTTCCTTAATGCGATTCTTATACAACATAGATTCGTCTTCAATCTCTACTTCCTTAAACTGCTTGTTACCTTTTTCATCTTCAGTAATTTCTACATGACTATCCTTCAACGCCATACCTGCCAAAACAAAATAAGTGTTAGGGTGCTTATCGTGAATAGCTTTAATGATCGCGTGCATTCTACGAATGTCTTCAAAGTGAGAAGTTAGGCCAGCCCAACCAATAACAATCTTATCATCTGTAGGAAACCAGTCTCCCAACATTTCTTTACGTACTTCATTCTTATCAAGATTCCACATCGGTAAATCCCAATCAAATTGATTACGAAAGATATCTACATTATCGTTAAAGTTACCAAAGGTTCTCTTTAACTTTTCTGTAGTTGTTGTAATAAAATCAGAATGCTTTAGAGATTGGATAGACATTTTATCTTTACCACTCTCTATCCACAGTTCCTTCATTGGGTGAGTGTCAGGCAAATTAAATTCATTATCATCTGCGTCATGTATAATCAGCGGTCTTCTCTCAGTACGAGGCCACATTCGTGCAACAGATAGAAAATGGGAATGAAGATTGCCGCACCTATGCATAATAATAGTATCAGCAATCTTCATATGATTAGGTTGAATATTTTCGGTGTAGAGATAATTAGCCTCATCGGGAAAGGCTTTCCACAAGGCTTTCATCGGTTCAAATAACCTAAAAAAACTAGTACCCGTTTCGGATGGAGTACTGAAGACAATAGTTTTCTTTGCCATATCCATATCGGGTGGTTGTGTAAAATATGTTTTTAGTTCTTCTCGTTCTTCATTGTTCTTATATTGCGCTTTCTCCAACAATTCTTCACGCATAAAACCTCCTATTATTTTTTATACAGGCTCCGGACTAAACGCCGCTAGCGCTGGAGTTTTATTCATTTTTAAATCATATACACCCTCTATTGTATACATAATCGTTCTTTGACCTTGAGCATTAGGACCAGCGGCTGTATACATACCAGGGTTTACATCTATATTAACACGATTAATCACAGGTTTAAACCCATAATTTTTTAATTCCGTACCAATGAGTTGTGCAAGATTATCCATCTCTTCACCCATCGTTATAGCAACTTGTTCATAAGTTTGAGGATCAGCAGCTAAGCTAGTTTTTAAATTTACAGTTAGCGGCCCTTCCTGTTCGTCCGTCCATGCACCAAACTTAACATCCATCTCTGGCACTTTTGCAATAAAGTTTTCAATCACTTCAATAGGGTTCCATGTATAAGTAGGAACATTTCTATTCGGTGATACAACATAAACTTCGGGGGTTGCCATCATCATCTTAAATTCTCCAAATATTTTATTCTGCTTCTTTTACAACTTCACCTGCTGCATTATCTAACTTATTTTTTATTTCATCTACATGAGCATTGTATTTTAAATAACAATCCTCACACATTCCGTATTGATTATAGAACATTTCATCCCAAACCCGCATAAACTTACCACAGCGCTTATTAGTTTCAGGATCTACTACTATACAAAAGGTCGGTATTCTTGGCGAGTACCCCTTACCTACTTTTGTTTTTTCATTTGTTTTCCAAAGTTTTACTTCTTTGGTTGGTAAAAAATCACTAGGAACCTCAGACATTTGTACCCGCTTTCTTAATTACTAAAGCCTTGATATTGTGCGCCAAAAATATAGCCGCTTAATGTAGCGTTCAATTCCGAAGCGCCCTTCAGTCTAATCCATCTCCACGCGCCACTTCCCACATAACCAGAAGCAGAATTATTAATGGTAGCGCCGCCAGGCATATCCACCCAATTCACATCAAAATCATCAGCACTTGCAGAAGATTCTTTAAGAGGATCGTCAAACGGGCCAATAGCGCCACGATTAATCAAAACATTAAGTTGGCTTTCGTTCCCCAAAGCTTGTGGATGAACAGCATGATGAGCTTTATGTGGGTCAATAGAATTAGAATTATTGACCTGCACCTTAACATCTGCTTGAACACCTACACTATCTACTAGTATGATGCTAAAATTTTGACCACCAACATAAACGGGTAATGTTCTTTTATCATTATCGGTGGTGCCGTCATTACCAGATTCACCAACCTTTTTTAATACAATTGCTTCAAAAGGTGCAAGAGCCATTAGTATACTCCTATTCAGTTAAAAAATATCATCTCATATAAATATGTTTTAGTTTCTCTTAATTGCGAGGATTGTCATAATCAATATAATTAATGGTTAAGATATTCCCATCTAACAACCATTGAGCTAAGGATGGATATATTCTTTTATAAGCTGATGTTGATGCACCTATAAATCCATCTTTAGTAATGTTCTGTTGTGAAGTGTCAGCAACCAATAAGCAACCCATTGTATGATCATCAGTATTACCTGTATGGATAAGTATATACTCAAATCCTGGCACATCTTGTACATGCAACATTCCCTTATGAAAATCAGCACCAAACTTAGACAGATACCTACTATGAAATCCACCAGTGGTTCGCAACTTTATCTCATAAGTACCTTCAGGTATGCGAGTTTCCGCACTTACCTTTTCTTCACGCCATTCATCTTCCAATGTATATCCCAAAAACTCACGCCCTTCCGGCCCTATCTCACTTAAAATACCAAGAGTGCTATCAACACCAGAAGAATATCGCAACACCTCTAAACTTCTTTCATCATTTTTCACAATATCAATATCTTTTCCTATACTAAAAAAGTTCATGCAATAGCCTCTTCTTCTATAAATTTTTTGGTGTCTTCTTTATATTTTTCTGCTTCATAAATTTTCTTTCTAATACCCGATGAACTATAATTGTGAAACCTACTAATGTAATGAGTTTCTTTACACAGTAACCGGCCGGTTATTTTATTTTTCATTTCAGGTTTATTATAATCTGACCCTAAGAAACGTATGTCGGGTCTATAAAAATACAATAGATTTAAAAGTTCCTCTTCACTCTTATAAGGAACTATCTTATCTATGTATCTGATAGATTTTAATACAAGAAACCTCTCATGTAAACTCATTATGGGGTGGTTTTTATCTTCCCTTTCCCACGCTGGATTTTCATGCAATGCCGTTATTAAATAATTACAATTGTCTTTGCATTCCTTTAACATTAAAACATAACCAGGATGTATAATATCAAACGTACTTGCGACAAAGCCTATCTTATTTTCCATATTGTTTTGCTCTTTCTCTTGCTTGTTCTTTTCGCGCTTCAATCTTTTCCTTTTCTATTGCCTCTTCAGCTAATCTTTTTTCTTTTCCTCTCTTTCTTCTTTCCATTTCTTCATCCGAACAACGCAATATATCTCCGGTTCTAGAGTGAACATAAAATTCACTCTCATGTGGGTGCATAACATCATTTACGGTAAGTGGCGCTACCGGCAATAATTCTGGATCGGTATTCGGATGTGACATCCATGCAGGAGGCAATTTCTCTTCTTTTTCAAATGAACCAAATAATTTTTTAACAAATTTAATTATACCTCTCCGCTAAAAAGCTTGGCCTGATCGTGCGCAAATATCATTATCTGCTCGTAACAAATAATCTTCAACCTCTTCTCCACCCACAAGTTGTTTTCAAATAAGCCACTGCTTTCATGGGTTGCTCCTATTTTTTTATCACCTTAACAAAAAATTTATAAACAACTGATTTAAATTTTGTTTTGCGTTAGGTTTTGCAGCACTTTGAACTATCTCTACTTTCGGTACTGCTTTCACTCTCTTAGATAAATAAATAATGTCTTGGGAAAGACACGCTACTACTACACCTGCAAACGCCATCTTAACTAAACGCTTCACCTTTATTCTCCTTTAATTTGTGCCCATGTTTTCCTTTGTATATAAATAGGCGGTGGTGGTGGATTATCTTGACTTCTTGGTGCGACTATTTTTGCAGGCGGTTGTGGTGGAAAATGATTACTAAACCCATCATAAAATAAAGTATCGTCATGCGTTGCACGTATCCAATACCCAACTCCCGGTACCAAGGATGATTGTTCTGCAAGGATGTCTTTGTATTGATGATTAACCGTATCCCAACCCCAAATAGAATCAATGGTTGGGTGAGATGCCACTAACAACAAAGGCTGAATTTCTTTTTCTAAAGAAGCAATAAGGTTCCAGCCTTCATATAAAATATGTATCCTCTTGGAAGATCTTATACCTTCTTGTATAAGGGGCGCATCTACAAAAGATTTCAACCAAAATCCCTCACCCATAATAAAACTATCTGCGACTGAATAACCAATTTGATCATAATAAAAAACTCTATTATCTAAAGCAGCATACATTATAGCATCATACCCACTACTAACAACACTATCGCTAACTACATGAGGTTGTAAAGAAAAACCTAAAAGATTCCAGCCCTCATACATTACAGGAATAATAACCTTGACATCATCATGGTCAGCAAAAACAAATGTTGTAAATAAAAGTATAAGAACTATAATTATATTTTTCATTTTTCTTTCACTGGATCACTCTTACCTTTTATCTTCTCAATACTTCTACCAGCAAAGTAAGCACCATAGACGGTAAGCAATAGAGTTTGGTATATAGGTTTGTAAGCATCGCCAATAGAAAATTCACCTATGTTTCCATCTGTAACAGAAAGCAAAGCAAACACAGAAGTTAGAAAAATAAGAGTGAGCGGGCGAATATTGGCAGCTAACCAATTCCCACTTTGCATATCTGCGTTCCATCTTTCCGTGACTTCTTTCTGCGCCTCTTGCTCAGCAGAAACCAATAATGCTTCTAACTTTTGGCGAGCGGCCATTTTTTCTTCACCACTCGTATGTAAGTTATCTATTATTTTTCCAGCCTCTGGAAGAATCTTACCGACCAAGCCACCTATTACATTAAGTCCTACCATACAACAACCCTCCTTTAACTCAGCGTATTCTATAATATTTTAATACTTGAGTATCCTTTTTCATTTTTATTAATATTAATAACATTATTTGTAATATCTTGCATACTTTCAATGTGTGAAATGATAAGTACATTATCAAACTTACCTTTAAGATACCCAAGCAACATATTCATGTGATTGATATTTTCAGAGTCAAGTGTGCCGAACCCTTCATCAATAACAAAAAGGTTGCAAGTCGGTAGTAAGCTAATGTTTGATAATGCAGAACGGATTGTTAAGGCGGTCAATGTTTTCTCCATTCCCGAACCTAACTCAACTCGGCGGCGAGAGGTACCATCATCAATAAATATCATCAAGTCGTGTGCTTCTGTATCAACCTCAAGGAAAACTTCAAAGTTGGTAACATTACTTAGAATCTTTCTTATCTCATTATTGATAAGGGGAACTGCACGATTCATAATCATTAACGGTATACCATCATTACCAAAAGCTTCCATCAGTAATTCATGTGAGGCATACTTCTTTTCTATCTCTTTTAACACTTCAATGTTGCCACCTAAATCAGTAATACGCTGAGTGATTTGGCCTAACACAGTATTGTTCTTTGTTATGTCATCATTATTATCTCGCAAGGATATTTCAGCAATAGCCAAATTACTTTCTATTTCCTGTAACTCTCTATCAACCTTACGGTTATGTTTAATAGAGCTTTCATTCTTCTTATATGTCTTTCGCTCTTCCTTATAAGAAGTTAATTTATTCTTTTCCAACTCTAACTGAAGTGTGATGTTTTCAAAAACCACACCCAAGTTTTGCAACTTAGACTCTAAATCACTAATTCCCTTCTCACACTTTTCATATAACTTTTCTTCTTGAGGAAAATCTTTATATTCCTCTAAGTCCTTAAGCTTACCTTCATAATCTTCTTCAAGAGATTTCAACAAACTATTTTCTTCTTCAACTAATTTTCTGCTGTGAAAAGCTCCAGTTAAAAAACTACATTTCTTGCAAGTTTCATTTGTATCAAACCAATCATGTCTATCAAGAATACCACTCTGTCCTTGATGGTGACTTATCTTTTCTTGTTTAGATTTAAGCTCCCACTGCAACTCTTTTAATCTATCGTTTGTTGCATAGTATGTCCCTTTTCGGTGAACATACCCACCATCTTTTGTATCTAATTCATTAAGCTTGGTTTTACTATCAGTTAATTGTGAATGATACTCTTTCTTTAAGTCATGGTTTTTATCTTGTTGTTCTTCTAAATCTTTTATATTGCCCGATGATTTATTTATATCGGCATCAATAGCGATTAACGAGCGCAAGCCATCATATATTGGATGTAGAGACTTTGTTAAAATATCCTTTGACTTTCTATCTTCCTCTAGTTCCTTTTCTATTTCAGCCTTTTGCTCTTTCAAAAATGAAATATTACTTACTGCTTCTTTTCGTTTTGATTCAAACTGATTAAGAATAGATGGGTAATCCTTATCTTGATATTCTCGCAACAAAGTTTTAGTAGAAGATGTTTCTTCCTTAATAGATTTCTGCAAGTCATCAATAACATTTAACCCAAGAAAGCGAGCGAGCAAATCTTTTCTATTAGTTTGACCATGATCAATAAATCGAGTAACATCAAACTGCTGACTAAAGGTAGTCATGGTATGCTCTTCATAAGATCCAAGCAAGCTGCGTATCTGCTCTTCTGTTTCTCTTACATTCGCATGACCACTAATATTAACTTTATCGCCAGCAATAATTTGAAACAACTCTACTTTATTATTAGCGCGGTTTGGATTTCTCTTGTTTCTCTTAAACTTTCTATCTACAATATATCTTTGATTATCTATAGAAAACTCTATCTCTATAGAGCCTTCTTCTTTATTCTTATGAATAACATCAGCAACATTTCTACCACCTGTTCTATTGCTACTATTAAAAAACCCTTGTAGAATCGCATACAGAATACTTGACTTACCAGAAGCGTTAGCAGAGAATATGCCTGTTAGTCCCTTAAGCTTATCAAAATTAATTATGTTGCTTGGCCCATAAGAAAATACATTATCAAACATAACCTTATGGATAACCCACTTTCTACCCTTGTAAGTATCATATTCTTCTGTAGCGCAAGTATCATAAAAATCTTTATGAATGGCTAATATTTCTTCAACCTCTTGCTCCGACACAGTTGGTCGCTTACCAAAGTATTGCTTCAATAAATCCTGTTGTGCCTTAAGGTCTGTCACATTTTCCGGCGTATCAGTTAGGGATAAATCATCGACTGTTTCTTTAACATCTACTTCAATAAACAAAGCTTCGGGTTTATACTTTGCTTTTATAATCGACTCTACCTGTTTAGAAGTAGTTATGCTATAATCATCAGAGCTAAGTAAAATACGAACATAAGGCTTCGCAGGTAAATCAAACTCCAAATTATCAATCTTGGCTATGGCATCTGTATCTAAGCGGAAAGTTTTAAACCCCCAATCATTAGCTATTTCTATGAAGGTACATTTCTTTTGATCTAAATCCCAAAGAAGAAAACCCTTCTCAATTTCTTCACCAAAGTTTTGCTGAATAAGCGAACCAGAATAAGCAACCTTTACCTTACCATTCTTATCTAACATCATCGCTTGTCGTGAATGAATGTCACCCAACATCCCAAAGTCATAATTACGAAACACACTCTTATCTACTTCGCTTTCAATACGATGACTAGCGCTAGTAGTACTTCCATCAATTGCGCCATGATGAAGTGCTACATAGATCTTACCGTCTTCTCGCTCAAACTCAATAGGCCATTGATGTTTAGTATGCTGTTGAGCAAAAATACCATAAACCAAATTACCATGTTCCACCATTTCACTATCATTATAGAAGTTTATTGGCTTACCCTTTTTCTGCAGCAACTCTATAATAGGAGACAAACTATCCAAACGATTATGTTGATTGATAACACAATCATGGTTTCCTAAAATCAAATCCACAGGAGCAATGTTACTCAAAGCATCTAAGTATTTACTTGCTAGATGTACTGCTTCGGGTGATAGGTCTGTTTTATTATGAAGTAAATCACCAGCAACAACAATTCTATCTATAGCGAACGACTCTAAACTAGAAATAAGATTATCTAAAACTATTCTATACTCTTCATGCCTTCTAGTTTTTCTTATATGAACATCGCTTATATGTGCTATTATCATTAACTAAACAACCTTTCTTTAATCTTTAGACGTTTTAAAAGCTTGGGCAGCTTTCTGTGTTATTTCCCATATTATTTCTTGTAAGCGGAAATTTTTTTCTTCCAAACTAGCTAGTGTTTCTCCTACATCTATATCTATAACATCTATAATGTTATTTTTTATTTTTATTATATCCGTTAATCCATTACGGCGGTGCTTGTGCTCAATTAAATCCATACGTTTAAGTTCGTTTAAAGCTTTTCTTATGCGATGTAGTGAAGTTCCTAAAAGCTCACTTAACACATCGCGATTATAAGAACATTGATCATTTTTTAAACTTTTCAATAAAATATAAAGTATCTTAGCGTCAGAAGAAAGGTTTTTATTATACAACAAATTAAAAGAAGTGGAGGCTATCGGCCTGTTGTTTCCTTTTTCCCTCTCTCCCTTGACTAACATATCTACATTAGAAGGAATAGTAATAGCCCCGTTGATATATCCGCCAGGGTGAATATTATAATACGGTTTTTTTAATGATATATAATTTATTTCAGCATTATATGCATCATTTTCATTTTCAAATTCTTCTAGTATTTTAATATTAAAATTTTCTACTCCATGTTTATTGATTGCTCTATTAATTAAAACCCCACTCCCCATATAACCATTATTTATTTTATCTACGGAGGTCTTCCCTATGTAGTTATGAAGAGGCCATGACACTTTATAAGTCTCATATATACAAAACTTTTTATCCATATGTTAACTAAACAACCTTTCTTTAATCTGATCTTCAAACGTAAAACTTTTTACACTACCGCTTGTTACTATCTCTTCAAATTTATCTGATCCCATTTCCGCTATATCTCTTTCCTCACTCTTCCAATCCACATACGTAACGGGAATATTATATTTAACTAATTCGTTTATCATTTTAAACATTTTCTTTTTAGCGTCTGCATCCAACGCAATAATAACCTCTGTATGGTTCTGTAACAACCTTTTAAACAACAACGAACCTTTACCTACATTGCTTCCAAGAATAGGTACAGCATTCTTACGCGATAATATAGCATCAAATATTCCCTCCACAACATATAAAGGTTTATCCCATTCAATCAAATGCTCATTAAAGATTACTTCTCTTTTTGAAGCCATGGCATTCTTATACTTGTAGTTTTCAAACGGTTGAATACTTCTCGCTACATAATAATTTAAATTATGTTCTCTATCGTAAGATGGAAATAATACTCGTTGATCACTTACACTATAATGTATATCATATTTTAATATATCTTCTTTTTTTAATCCTCGCTTCAGAAGATACTCTACGGCTGGCTTATAGAAAGCTTTTTCTATATTTCTAAAAAGATTTTCATATCCCTTTGGCAACAACATTTTCTTTTCTTTAACAGCTTCTTTGCCAAAAATATTATCTATGTCTTCAATATTCTTTTTAGCTTCTTCATTAAAAAGTTTCTTATATTGATTGGGGTTTGATACACCGGCAAGTTTGAGAAGATAGAGAAAGCTGCGTCCTTTTATTTGACAGTGGAAACAATTCCAGACAGCTTTTTCTATATTAACAGTAAGTTTGTGATTGTGATGGTGACAACTTGGACACTCAAAATAATGATTAGCGTTTGCCATTGTTTTATAATGCCCAAGATGTTGGGCAAGAATATCTAGTTTATTCATTTCAACAACCTTTCTTAAAATTACTACCTATAATATAAGCAATTAATTAAAAAAAGTCAAGCATTAAATTAAAACGTGTAATCAAATCTTTGGATATCTTCTTTAAATAAATTAAAAATAACATCTTTAGTTTTTAAATTATAAACCTCTCTATAATTCAAATGTTTGGAAGAATTAAGATGATGAATTAATTGCCCAACCTCTAAATGATCTAAAATCTTTTGAGCATCCTCTCTATAATTTTCAAACCTTCCTATAAAATCCATTAAATTGTTACCAAACTCATCATAAATAAAAAAATATTGCGGAAAAAAATGCGGATCAACCCATGTTAACTCCTTTGCAAAAGGGTGATCTTTTATATAAGATTGTTCAAATACCTCACCCTTCCAAGTTGGGGCAAGTCCGAAAGTAGATATCATTAAATCTGAATATTCCTTATAGAAAATATTATTAAAATCAAAAACAAAATTTTCATTTACAAATGAAACTATTTTTTCTAACCTATGTACATAATCTTCAAAATCTGTACAATACTTATGATAATAATGAGAATATTCAGATACGGATTTGTCCCAAGGATTTCTTATAAATGCGCATTTAAAAGATTCAGTAAGTAAGGAATGATTCAAAACCCCTAACAATTGTACGTGCTTCATACAAAGATGATGTAATTGAACCGATAGTGGGATCTGTGTTTCATCTTTAGGTCGTAATTCAAAATCACCATTTAAATCTTGAGCAATTGAAATCTTATTAGGCGCGCCCATTCCTAATGATCTTGTAAAAGA